AGCGAGTGCCACGCCTTCGCAATCTGCTCCGGCGGCACGCCGGCCTCGCGGGCGACGTCGAGGAAGACGGGGCGCACGGAGTCGGCCATGGTCGCCGGGTGGAACGTGATCACGCCCGGGCCGCGCCTCTTGGCCTCCGCCACGATCTTGAGCAGGATGGCCCTGATGGTGTCGCCGTTCAGGTGGGACTCGGGCACCCTCGCGCGGGTGGCCCACCAGGCCAGGGCTATGCGGAAGTCGTCGCGGAGCGCCTCGTCGCCGAGCCTGGCCGGGTCGTAGTCAGAGGGGTTCTCGATCTTCTCGACGCGGGCCGGCGCCGCCTTGCCCCCGCCGGCGAGGCTGTCGGACGTGATGGCCTTCTCCTGGTCTACAGCGGCCTGGACCTTAGCTCTCCTGCGCATCGGACGCCTCCTTCCCTTCTACGGCCTCGTTGAGGGCCGCGATGAAGTCGTCGCCCGCCTTCTCTGCTAGCACTTCGAAGTCCTCACCGGTCATGCGGTTCTCATTCGCGATCGTGAATTTCACAGCAGCATCCACGTCGCCCGACTTCATCGCTGCGATCGCGCGGCGGACGCCGTCATCCTGTTCTACCTTTTCCATATCTTTGGTGCCTCGCTCTTGCATTTATCGGTCAGCGCCTTCTTGAACGCCTTCGTCGCCTTTTCCTTCTCGTCCGCAGTCATCCCGCTGGTGATCTTAGCGGGCAGGCTGAAAGAGTCGGCGAATGCCTTGGTGTACTGATCTATGGTCCTGAGCTGGTCGGTGCGCTGACGGAATGCCAGCCCCGCATCCTCGATGATCTGATCGAATCCTACCCCGCCAAGGCCGGTTTTCGGCAGCGCCTTTTTGAGCGCAGGGATCAGTATCTTCAGCCGGAACATGTCGATTTCGAGCTGATATGATCCTTGACTTGAATGGATAAACAAGCGCGAGACGCCGAACCTGTCGATCATGATTCGCCGTGCCGCCATCTCAGCTCCGATCTCCTCGAGTGTCTTGTATGTTTTGAGCGCGTCGCTGCCGTCGAACATGCCACGCAGCCCCTTTGTCATGGTCGACCCGTGCATCTGCTCGTGGACGAAAGTTTGAAGTCCTCTCGATATTGAGTCGGGCGGCTTCTTGCCAGCAGCACGCGTCTCCAAGAACTTGATCGCTTCATTGAATGACGAATCCACTACGCCGATCTTGCCGGAATCGCTCCAGTGACAACCGGCTGTGCCGATACCAAGATTCGCCACTTCAAAGCTCCCGCGAGCACGCTTGGCCAGAACCAGGTCGGATGGTTGTATCCCGAACTCTCGACCGATCGAGTTGAGATGCCGACGGATGGCGCGCTGCGTTTCTCGCGAGCCTGGCTTCTTCTTCATCTTGTAGAGTGCGTCCAGCAGTTCCGTCTCATCCAACTTTACTGCCGGGGCCGTAGAGTCGGCGATGTCCCACCCCACGGCGGGGAGCCCGGGCATCGGAGCCTTTGGCGTCGCCACCACCGGCCCGGTCGGTGTCGGCACCACGATCGCAGGCTTCGCGGGAATAGGCACCGCCGGCGCCGTAGGCGGGGCCTTGGGCGGCGCCTGAGGCTTTACCGGTGGGAGGGACGGCGGCTGCGTCGGCGTCTTCGGCGCTTTGGGGACAGCCGGGGGCTTGCCTGGCGGCACCACCTTCGGCGGCGCCGGCTTCCTCGGCGGGCGGGCAGGCGGCAACGCAGGTGGCGCCTTCGGCGGTGCTGCCGGTGGTTTCGGTGGGGGCGTGACGAACTCGGATGGCGGCGTCCACGACCCGATCGAACCAGAGATGTCGATCGCGCACCTGCACTTGTAGTGGTAGGGCGGCAGCGCCTGGCCTCGGCCGACCAGGCCTGTCTCCTTGGCACCGGTATTTCCCGGCCCACTCGACAGGGCCTTCAGCTCCGCCTCGCCCAGCCACGGGTGGACCGCCTTCACCCCGTCGGGGTCCTTGGCCGCGAGCACCCGGCTCATCTGTGACGCGCCATCCGACACCTCGAACACCTTGCCGTTCAGGAACGAGCAGACCGGGCATGTCCGGTCGTCGGAGGGGTTCACGATCTCGTAGCGGACGACGCCGAGATCCACGAAGGACCGGAGCTGACCCTGTGCGCGTGCCGTGGTGACCGCGTTCGCGACGTTGGCCTCGAGGTAGTCCTTGGTCGGGATGAGCCCCGCGGCTGTCTGGACCGTCTGGAACGACCTGCCGAGCAGCTGCCCGAGCTCCTCGCCCCGGCCGCGCACCCGGCCTTCCTCGATGGCGGCCTGCGCGATGCGCCGGATCTCGGCTGTCCACCCGCTTTTCCACAGCTTGCCGATCCAGAACTTCTCCTTCTGCTGCAATGCGGATACCGCCGCCTTGTCAACCACGTCGCCGACTGAGATGGTCGGGGGCGCTATCCTGGGCGCGGCCTTCTCGATCACGTCGTAGGACAGAGAGCCCTGCCGCGTCGTCGCCTTCTTCCACCCCGCCTCCCGCGCGAGGTAGAACGCGTCCTCGAGCGCGGAGAGGTATGCTGGGGCCACGGCGTCAGCCCACCCGGCCATCACGCGGCGGGCGGCATCGATGGCGCCGCTTGCGCCCCTGCCGGACTCCAGCGCGCTGGCCGCCGCCTGCGCGGCGACCTCGGACGCGGTGCCCCACTGCGTCTGCAGCAGGTCGGATGCCTTCGACTCCAGCCTCGCGATCTGAGCGACTTCGGGCAGGCGGATGGCCTTGCAAACGAGTCGCTCGATGGAACGAGCCGCAGCCCACGCGGCGGCGATGCGGAGCGCGCGTCTCACTCTTCATCGTCCTCCGCGGGTTCGTCGATGGGGCCCACCACTTCCTCGCGCCACACCTTGTCCAGCCGAGTGCGCAGACCGAGCAGCCGCTCGATGCCCGCGTCGCCCGTCAGCGCGTCGATCGCCTTGAGCGCCGTCACCGCCTGGCCGACCTCGCTCGGGTCGCCCAGGTTCTTCACTGCTTCCGCCATGGTGAGGCTGAACGGGATGTCGACGTCGAACTTCTCGGAGAGCTCCGGCAGATCCTGGTTCAGGACGTCCTCGAGTATCATGCGCCCGATCCTCGGCGTCATCCCGCCCGACTTCTCCGCGCCGCCGAGCATCGACACGAGCGCCTGGTTGTCGGTGGTGTTTGGGCTGTTGCTGTGGAACTTGTGGTAGATGACGCCCATGCGCGGGAACAGCATGCGGTTCACCCAGTCGTCGAAGTCCTCGCGCTCGGGGGCGAAGACCTGCTCGTCTGCGAGCCTGCGCGAGGTGTCGGCGGTCGCGCGGGTGTAGTCCTCCGCGCGGCCCACCAGGATGGGCGGGAGCCGCCACTGGCGCCGTACCTTGTCGCGGTTCTCTTTGCTGTAGTTGAGGAAGAGGGCGTCCTCCTTCTGCGCGTCGGCGAGCGGCTTGATGTCGATCTTGGTGTTCGCGGGCTCGTCGCCCTCCTGCGCGCCCTCCGCCTCCAGGACCAGGAACTTGGAGTAGTTGCGGCCCTGGATGTTGCTCTCGCTGAACTCCTTGATGCGGTCGACCGCCTCCTGGGTGAGCTGGCCGTTGGAGACGGCGATGATCATGCTCGGGATGTTGTTGTTCTTGAACGTGGTGAAGTTGATGCTCTCGGCCTCGCGGTCGCCGAAGATCGACAGGAGCGCGCCGAGGTAGCGCGGGATGCCGTAGGGCGATCTGCCCGAGTAGAGCGCCCAGTGGCAGACCTCTGACGCGCGCCGCTCGGGCGGCATGGGGTTGCCAGACCCGTCCCAGTTTGCCACCTTCTCGGGCGGCACGTAGTCGCCGCTGTCACAGTCCACGACGCGGGGGTCGCCGAGCTGCTTGAACCAGCGCGTGCGTGCGTCGCGCTGCTGGACGTACCGGCGGAAGCGGAGGGAGGCCTTCACCTCGACGATCTCGACAGACCCGTCGACTTGCAGCTCGAGGATCGGGACGAGCGCCGGCGTCGCCTTCTGATCCGAGGGCACGAGCCGCATCGTGTGCGCCGGCAGGTGCTCGATGCTCTGGATCGACCCGGAGGCCGAGCGGATGATCTCCCAGAAGGCGTTGCCCGTGGCCTCGAAGTCCCGGCGCCTCATCTTCCTGAGCTGCATGAACGAGTGCTCGAGGGACGCGTACGCGAAGAAGTTGGTGAGCCTGGTGCGCTCCGCCGCGATCTTGGCCAGGAGTTCCTTGTCGTCCTTGGCCTTCAGCAGGTCGACGCGGGGCTTCAGGCGGTGGCCGAAGCCGTCGCAGTTCACCTGCATCGCGTCCAGGCAGGGGCCCATCTCGGTGTTCTGCTCGGACAGCATCGTGAGGACGAGCAGGTCGAACGGCGGGTCGAGCACCTGCCCGGCGAGGGCCGACCACGTGTCGGACTCGAGCAGCGCCTTGGAGCTCTCCATCTTCTCCCGGTCCACGCTCACCAAAAGCGCCTTGACCACGGCATGGCGCCTGCCGGCAAGCGTGCGGTTCGTCTCGGCCATCACAGGACTCCGAAGGCGCGCCGGTCGCACCTCTTGCGGCGGCCGGACCTGGATGCCCGCACCGCGTTGTCGAAAGCGTCGAAGAGGTCGTCGCGCTCCCCGTTGGGCACGCCGACGATCTCGGAGATGACCGGCCCCTCGTCGGGGCCGAAGAACGCGTGGTGCCTCTGGAAGATGGGCGCCATCTTCCACGCCTTGGTGAGCTTGTCCACCGCGGTGTGGATGGGGACGATGACCATCTCGTCGGACTTGTCCGCGTCCTCGAGGAGCTGCTTCTGCGCCTCCTGGTACGCGTTGACCTCGATCCCGACGACGCCGCGCCACTTCCGCCAGTACTTCCTGATGATGCGTGTCTGCTCCGCGACGCGGATGCGGTCGGCGAAGTGGTCCACGCAGTACCAGTCTGCGCCGAACTTCAGCAGCACCACCAGGGCGAAGCGGTCGTTCTTCTTCTTCAGGCTGACGGCCAGGTCCACGCCTATGTAGCACAGCGACGCCGACATGGATGGCATGTCGGCGGGATGGAAGCGCTGGCAGTCGTCGAAGTCGAAGACGTCGCCCTTCATGGCCTCCACGTCGTTGAGGTACTGGCCGGCGAAGATGATCGTCCCGGCCTTCTCCTCCTTCTCGCGGAACCACTCGCGGGGGTACTTGGCCGGCCATACGGTCCTGCCGTCCGCGTCGTACGGCTTGATGATCTGGTGGTGGTCGGCTAGCTCGCTGGCGAGCAGGTGGCCGTACAGGTCCTCGTGGTGGTAGCGGGTGCCGAGCATGGGGTGCTCGCCGCGGAACGGGCACCCGGCGTCCGGCGGCTCCAAACAGGGGTCGAGGGTCTTGTAGAACCAGGTCTTCGTCTTCTCCCGCATGTGCGACGTGCGGGAGTTGTCCTCGTCCACGAGGTCGTCGGAGATGATGACGTCGTAGTGCTTGGAGACGATGGTCCCGTCGACACCGGCGCACGTGATCGACGCCTCCTTGGATGCCCGCGTGCGGGGAAGCACCTCGATCTCG